GTTTACTTTCAAAGCATCTTGATAACCAATTACTTCAAAAGAACCATTGCCGACACGGTCTTTCTTCTCAAGAACAGCGACAAAACCGAGAGGACTATTTTCTAACGCCTCAACAATATCGCGTGAAATATCAGAGCCTCTTTTCGGTATTCTAAACGCAAACGTTTTGGTGTGTTTAATAGAGCCACTTTCACCGTTGCTTGCTTTTGTTGTTCCTGCAAATGGGTCTGTGAATACGTTATCAATAGCGATAAATTTGTTATTTCCACCCAGAGCAATAGCTGTGAGTGTGCGAGGGTTCGCAGCACTTACCGAAAAGGTAGGAGCTTTGTCTAATGATATTAAAATACCACGACCAGTATATCCACCCACAATAGGGGTGGTGCAGTTTTTGACGATGTTCGCCGCTACTGCTGATGTACAAGGAGTGTATGCCATAATTATAAATTTATTAAAGATTTATTAAAGATTGTTTGTAAATTCCGCAAATGTCATCTATCGCCACATCACCTTCAATGGGCGAAATTTCAGCTAACGCATAGATAAAAGAGGCTGCTATTCTGTAATCAGAATTTGATACCTCCACTTTTTGCCCATACGATTGCGTCTTTTCCACACCACCCGTGCGAGTTACAAACTCGCGGCGTTGAAGCATAAAGATAAACGACAAATGAACAATGGCAGCGGTTACTACTGCAGTTTTTAATTTATCCGTTACATCATCGCTTTCTGTTTCAATACCAAATGGCTCAACGTAGCATCGAGTAACTTCCGCTACCGCTCTGTCAATTTCCTTCGAGGAAGTATTTGCAGATAGTTTGTATCCTTTCGCTATGTAATCTTGTGCTGTCATTGTTCTTTTATTTGCGTGTTAATTAACTAGCGGATGTTACTGTAATAGGGAACGATACAGTCTTGCCGCTTGCCACGTGAGTCAATACGACTGCGTTGTTTGATGTTGTCAATGCACCACCATTAGCAGGAGCAGCGGTGATAGCAGCACCAAAGTTAGCAAATGCAACGTCTTCGTAAGTCTCATCGCTGTACAGCAAGGTAACAACCAATCCAGCTAACGCCAAAGTTTCTGCGTCAGTGTAAGTCACTTTGCTTGGTGCTGATTTAACAAGCATTCCCGTTACGATTTTAGTGCTTGGAGTTGGTGTCATCAACCCCTGAATGCGAGCAATAGAATCGTAACAAGTGTTCACAACATCAGAACCACGCAAAACGATTGCTTCGTTCAGATATTCGGCTTTAATACCTATTTGGTTATTAGCCCAATAAGCGTGCTCGGACGTTGACAATTGGAGACCGTCATTGTAGAAGCGAATTTTACCTTCAACAGCTGCAAAGATTTTGTCATCTGTGTAGGTCGTATTAGGAGTGAATGTGCGCAACTCAATACCTTTGCTTGCAAACTCAACGGACACAGGGTCGCCATTTAATGTGGTCATCAAATCCAACTCAACAGCTTTGTTTGAGCTTACCCAAACATAAACTTTTTGTGAAGGTTTATTTTTGCGACATTCGTTTGCCACGCCCATAACAACTTGCCATAAAGCAGGAGATGTAACGGTCTTAACACTACCAGCGTAAGCGTTATCAGCAGCAGCGATAACAGCTTGCACTTGACTATTTGCTTTTTCGTTCACGTCATCCATCAAGTCTTTTTCGTAAATGTCTTGCAACACAGGAGCAGCCTCTTTGTATTGAACAGGTAATTTTACGATTTCAACTAATGTGTTTTGACCAGCAACAGCAGCAGCAGTTGAGTTTGATTTAACTGGTTTGTCTCGACCAACAGCAACGATAGCAGCTACATTGGTTCCGCTTTCTACCTCATTCCAAACAACAGAAGTTGCGCCACCTGTAGGAATTTGACGGCAAGCTTCCAAGAACGAAGGCATCGGTCTGTCTTCCAACGTGATTTCTTCGTCGTAATAAGGCACGTTAAAGTCAGTGTTGTTCGCATTGGCGAAACGTACTTTCGCAATCATTGTTTCGGCTTTCAAGCCAGCCTCGACAGCTTTTTGCAAAGCGTTAGCAAATTTTTGACGACCATTTTCAAAGTTTTCGGCAGCAGGAGCAGCATCTTTGATTTCGGCAATCTTTTCGGTTAAAGACTTACGCAAGTCTTCAAGAGCCTTACGTTGTTCTTCTACCATTTTAACAATTTCAGAGTCATCTTGCTCGCCATCTAACGCGGTCAATAACTCTTCGAGGGCTGCAATTTCTCCCTCCAACGACTGGCGTGCTTCTTCGGCAGTCACATTTTGGTAAAGGCGTTTAGATTTAGCTTTTACCGAAGCATTTGCGAATTTCTTCAAAGTTTCTTTTTTCATTTTTTAAACTTTTTTTTGTTAATAACTTTTTTTACTACACTTTGAGGCTTCGGCGTTGGCTCTGGCTCGATTACCGTCACCACCTTTATCACCTCAATATCTTTTTTCGGCATTTCGTTTAGTTCCGTATCTGTTATGTATTTTCTCATAGCCAATTCAATATATTAGGTTTATTTTTCTCTTGTTCTTCTATCTCAATAACCGTATTTTTGAAACGTGCCTCACGGTCTGCAGGAATGCTCACCAAATCAATTTTTGCAAGGAAACCGCTTTTTACTTCGATACCATTTTCAGTGAATGAATAATCTTCGAACCACCCCTCCGTTGATAGACCTTGTAAAATACCAGCTTTAATTGCAGGAATTGTGTAGTCAAGATTAAATTTGATTGATTTTGGTATGCGCAATGTCGTAGCCATCTTTTCGCCGTTCGTTTGAATACGTTCAAATACGGCAATCGGCAAACCGTCATATTTATGCTCAATTCCACAAACAACATTGAGGGTATCACCGTAAAATTCTTTTAGGCATTGGTCAAATGAACGAGGGAGCCATTTTTGGGCGTTCTCGTTGTACACATTAAAGGTAGCAGCGTTGCATTCAATAGTGAAGTTGTCGCTATCCTCAGTGTATTTTAATTCTTTTCCTTTTTCTTTTAGCAGGAAGTTTGCAAATAGCTTTTTCATTACACATCTGTTTTAATTGTTTGTTGTTCAATCGTATAATCGAGGTCTGTGCTCGGTACTAAATCGGGCAAATTCTTTACTAACTTGCGACCAGCTTCGAGCATTATCTCTGCAAAGGCTTTAACCGTTGTTTCGTAAAATTTCACTCGTGCCTCTGTTTGATTTTCATAAGTCATATTGCCTCCCGTGTTCAAAAGTATGTAAGGCACGCCAATAACTGCACACGCTAATTGTAATTTTTGTTGTAGTTTTTCTGCCAGTTGTAGTTGTGCAATAGGAAGTTCAATTTTTAAGAAGCGCAAATCGCTTTCCGAAGTTATCAGACCAAAAAAGTCCTCTCCTCTGCTGTTTAGCTTTTTCTCTATCTTTTCCAAATCGCCGGGCAAAATAACACCAGTACCATTTGTTCCGCCACGAGAAACAATGCCGAGCAACCCTAAATTTTTATTAATCTGACTATCACGGGCAATTATTTCGGTAATATCATTTACCAAAGCACGAAGTAATGTTTTTAGCGATACACCAACGAGTTGCATCTCGTCGGTAAATATAGCGACGTGCGCATTACATTTCATCTCATCGTCTTTAATGCGTACCGTTGGTCTTTTTACAAGTGTAATATCCATCACTTCTTGACGTTTAGTGAAATTGATAGGTAAAACACCATAAGAATAAACGACTTTGAAAATATCAACGTAATTCGTGTTAAGCCACTCAGCTATTTGTTGAACTTTGGGATTGTTTGTTTTAGAAGCAAACACTATCTTTTTAATTCCTGAAAAGATTTCACGTAATAAAAGAACCTCGACTGACTTTTTATATTTTGCATTCGATATTCTCCCCAACACATCAACAATCGACACCTCACCGCTCGAGGCGACTGGTGCATTAAACAAAGCCTCTTCGACTTCTTGTGGAATTGGCTGTTGTGGAGCTTCTTCTGTCTTATGGCTTCCTGTCTCTACGAGTATTCTCATTTCTTATGTTTTAGAAGTATGTTTTATAACATATAACTTAACGTGGCAAATATAACACCTTATTTTTTAATTTCCAAACTTTTTTCTTATAATTTATTAAAATTTTCAAAAGCCATTACAACATTATCGATTAAATCATCGTGTTCGGATGCTGGAAACTCACTTGCTTGTTGTAAAAATAGCTCTTTTTTCTCAAAATTACAAATAGTGAGGCTATCTCGTATCCATTCCGATGCCATCCATGCACGCGAATATTTATCTTTATTCGTTGAAAATGGTATGCAAAACAATCTGTAATCCTTTTCAAGCTGTTGCCGTATATTTTGACCCATTCCGTTGGTCTCAATAAAGCGATAACGGGTATTGTTTGAGCTTAACCAATCAGCCACATCCGATAACTTTGCCGATTGTTCTGCGAACATATCGACAAGCCAACATTGCCCCCTGTCTTTGGCGTATAAACCAGCGACAAAATAGTCTTTGCCAAAATCCGAAGCAGGGTCTATCACGGTAAAATAACGAGCCGTTGAAGGTATATCCGCTTCTTTTCCAAATGTGAAATAATCAGCACTAAACAACCTTTGCCTGCCTTGTGCAGTTGGTCGTTGCATAAATTGAGCCGACCAAATGTAATCTTGTAACGTGTCTTTTAATGCCAAAAGCTCGTTAGTTGATTTATAGCCATCACAAATGGTATTACCTTGTTCGTTTAATGCCGGCACTAAAATTTCAACGTCTGGCACAAACTTACTAAACCAATCATTGACTGTCCAACGTGTACCAACATTTATAATCTTGTAATTATCGCCTTCCATTCGCCCTCGAACGACTGACTGCAAAAAGAAATCAAGGTCGCGGTCATAAGCAGCGGAAATGGCATCCGTATAACCTCTGTACATATCATCAAAAATCGCTATGTTACCGCCACGCCCTGTTATGTTACCACCAAAACCACCACCAAAGAAGTGAGGCAAGGTACAATCCCCAATATACCAGCGGTCAATGGTTCCGCTTATAGGCTCAAAATCAAGTAAGCCGCTCATCTTTTCAGTTAAAAATTGCGTCTGCTTACTAAAATCCTGATACAACGAGTTTTCTGCACACACACGGAAGATTTTTGTTTGTCCGTTGAATTTTTGAGCAAACGACCACACACTGAACAGCGTAAGCATATAAGATTTCCCCATTCGTGGCGGCATAGATAGGTTTAAAATCTTTTGTTCAGGGTTAAAAAAGAACGCCTCGAGCTTGTCGGCTACATCTAACAGTAACGCCCGACGTTTAAAGAACATCGGGTCGGTGCCGATACAAAATAGCCGAAATGAAATCACTC